TGATTCTAAAAACATCCCTGAAACCTACCTCGGCAATGATTCGGGCGATCAACTCGATTTTCATCCTTGCCGCATCAAATGCCAGCGCCGCCACGCCTGTATTGACGTTTGCCAGGGAGTTCTTGTCCAGTCCTGCGACCTCATCGCCTACGCCAGTCCGTTGTTTCCTGACGTCATCAAGATACTCAACCATCGCATAGGCTTCAGCCGGCAGATTGTTATGCGGAATGGGCATGATGTACTGACTGCCCGGCCCGTCTCCTTTGTATCGGACAATCCCGCCGGGTCTCGACGTCAATAGATCGTCAAGGTTGACTTTCGTGTCATTGACGGCTGTTCGGGAATTGTTCGCAAGGTATGTGTTATCCAGCATTGATCGAAGCAAGACAGATTTGATTTTCTGGAGATCCATTGTCAAATCAGCCATCGACATGCCATAGAACTTGTGCGGCATCAAAATGGGAGCCACGCAAGCAAACGGCATGAAGTCTACTTCATCTATGCTCAATAACCGTGCCGAGGATGCCGTGTAATGTCCTCCGGCCAGCGTCACTCGTAACAACTCCGCTATGTTGTCTCCATCCCGATCAATCCGAACATAGCACTCGGAAATCCAGTACATTCGCATGGATTCCTCAGAGGCGAAGTCATATGGCTCCTGTTCGTCTGTCTGGTTCCGTCGTGACAGTTCTTCGGCGGTTTGTACGTCGTCATCGTAAGGAAGCGTTCTGATCACATCAGGCTCATAGCCCATCTGGATCAGTTCGGAAAATGACTTCTGTGTTCGGTGATAGCAGAAATTGACATCTTCAACGTAAGGGCTTCTGGCGTATCGGGCGATCCCAAATTCCTCTGGCGGCACTGGCTCGATCCTGATCTGACCCCGGAGCTTTGTCGTCTTAAAGACAACATTGAAGCCCTCAAGTGTTTCCTCGAACTCCAGTATTTCCCGCTCGACAGACGGATCGTTTAATAGCTCGCCCAATTGAAGCTCATCAAGCCCTTCATATTCTTCTTTCGATTCTTCGTCGGCATCGTCCCACCAGATTTTTAGGATGCCGGTTTTCGATAGCAGCGCATCCTTGAGCATCGTGTAGGTGTTATAGAAACCGCGATTCTGTTTCCAGAAAACGTAATTGCAGACCTCGGTTTCGGTCTTGGCTTGTTCAATATCGTCTTCATTGACCGGCTCGAACTGAACCATATTATCGACATCGGTGAAAATTCTCGTCAGTGAAGGCAATATCCACTCAACCGTTTCCATGACCTCCCTGGTGACTATCTGGGATCGGCCTTCGGTCTCATCGCCATAGGGTTCGCCGTAGTAGTAGTCGAGGGCTTCAGCACGCTCGTTGCTGATCTCACCGCCAGCGTAACCCGCCGAAGCGTCGATCTGGCTCCGGCAAATAGCCGCTATTTGATCATCAGATACAGGTTGTGATTTCTCTGCCATCGGTGTTCCTTGATTATCTGAACGGTCTCATTAACTTTTCTTTTAAGGCTGACGGGATAAATGGATTTTCTAATTTATCCAGAACCTCAAGAGGCACCCGATAGCTGATTTGGCCCTCCGGCCTATACCCGCCAACAGGAAACGTCCCGCCTATCCCGAGCGTCCCGCCAAGCAACGGCATCCTCGCTTCGCCAAAGAAAGGGGGAACCTGCCCTGAAAATACCCCTTCTAAATTGGTTCCGATGCTTGCATCTAATCCTGTTTCGTCGTTGTAGAACAGATTCAAATCCGCAGGATTTATTTCTAGGCCCAATACTCCACGCCCTGTATCGAAATGAAAGGGATTCGGGTTTTCAAACTTATATCCCGCCATCTTTAATCCTCTTTAACCCAAGGCACCTTCTTGCCGCCAAAATACTCCCGTGCGTGGCCTTCTTTTATCAACACGTCGCACACGCTTCTGTTATCCGCCGTCAGCGGAACGCCCAATATCCGACCAAACTTGCCGCGCTCTTTGTACGTTTCAAGCATGAATTTCTGCTGTATCAGCTCCTTGACACGTTCTTTCGCCGCAAGTCCCAACGCTTTTTCTTCTAAATTGCGCGTCCGGGATTCCGGCGTGTCGATTCCCCTGAACCTAACCCGTTGTTTGCGTATCCAGACATCAAATCCCAAGTCAATATCGCAGTCTAATGTATCGGCGTCAATGATTCTTACCAGGGTGGCTGAATAGACGTATGGATTGGGCGCTTTCTTAGCCATTAGTAGTCTATCTTGAAGGTGCCCTGCAAACCTTCATCCGCAGCACCGTTCACTGACCATATGGGCTGAGGTCGTCCGAACTTCCGTATTTTTATTGTGACTCTGGTAGAGCCAAAATTCGTTTTGATCGAAAAAGACTCGCTCTGGCCCGTTGGCACGTTATCATATTCCTTTTTCCAACCCTGGCTCGAACTCACTTTGATATTCCAGGTGCCATCCGGCGAGGTGATCGTACCACTGACCTTCACCGTGCTGCCCACCGTAGGGTAGCTTTTGGATTCCTCCCACTCACCGCTGCTATCCAGGGTGAAGCTCATCGTGTCGGAACTGCCGTCACGGATCAGGCCATCAGGTAGTTCGTCCTTCCAGGCGATCATTGTGTTTGCTCTTGGCTGAGTGGGCCTAGCCTCATAGTCCTTTTCCCCTCGACCTTGAATCCTTCATGGGCCACTCGATTGTCGTCAATCACGTCAAAATAGACATAGATGGGTGTTTTGCTGTCTTTTTGCGCGAGCAAATCCAGCCATATATTCGGGCTAAAAACCGACACATGGACATTTGTTCCGTCCTTGAAGGTTTTAAGCGCAGGGAATGTCGCTATATTCAAAAATGCGAACTTGCTGCTGCGCTCCAGGATTTCATCAATAACCCATCCCAAATCGCTCTCTGGAATATGCTCCAGCACATCGGTACAAATCACCGCATCGTATAGCTTGTCCGGTAGCGACTCATGCTCTGGCAACCCAGGTTCATACAGATCGACGTCAACGCCCCAGTAGTCGGCCAAGGGTTTGTCGATAAGGCCCGTCAGAACAGCGAAATGAGGCCCGTACAGCATTCCCTGTCCGCTACCATAGTCAAGCAAGGTTTCACATCGATTGGTCTTAATTAGGCCATTCAGCAGCCGAATGAATTTTTTTAGGCTGCGGCCATCAAAAAGTTTTCCGCCCTGATGCAGCTCAGTGTAATTGCTCAGGCACCAGGTGTATTCCTCGGATGGGTTTGTTCTGCTTAGTTCCATTTACCCGCCCGCCAAAGCCCAATAGCACTCGACCTGAACGCACGCTTGCGCCCCTGCCCTGAGCAATCCCGCCAGTCCTGCGGCTGTCAAGATCGAGGCGTCGATGACTAATACGGGATTTTGCAGCTCTGTTCCTAGCAGGGATTCGCCAGAATCAATCGTCCTGTAAGCATTTCTGTCCAGTCTCAGGGTCAGGTTGTCAGGCTCATCAATCAAGCCGGTCAACATCGTGATGCCTATTCTCCCGCTGTCATCGACAAGCACCGCGTTGGGAGGATCTATGGCAAAACTATCCTTCCCGCCGCCCCATAAGGCTTTGAACATCGGTATTGACAGATCGAAAGCATATCTGTCAGGCCGGTCGGTGAACGCCACCAAACGAGTCAAATCGGCCTTTTCGACAGAGAATTGATGGTTGGACGTATTGTTTAGTTCGTTGATCGTCCCGGTCCTGGCACTGAGGACGAACAACAACTTGACCTTTTGATTCCCGTGCTCGTCGAGCTGGGCCGCTAATTCGTCAATCGTCTTCGGCGGCTCGGGGGGAACGCTGGCGCTGATACATCCAGACAATAACGCAATCAATATCAACGCCTTAAATAATGGTCCCCTTTTTATCACGGTCTCTCCATACTCTGCATCAGACTATTCCTGCGTTGGAGTATTCCAGGGGTTCCCATCCTGAGACTGTTGGCGTGAACAAACACCCATACCTAAACGCATCGGCGGCATGCGATGACCAATCGTGGACGGGCTTGAGCCTGAATGTCCTGCGCTTGTCGTCGTACTCGGCACGGTATTGCCGGAGCGCATCTATGCCTCGTTTACAATGCAGATCGTCAAACCAGCAATTCGGTAGCTGTCTTCGAACGGCCTCGATGCCATCCTCTATTTTTTGCTGCGGCATGATTTCTGCTTCAATCCCAAGGCTTTCCAGGGCTTCGACTCGGGTTCTGCCAGTGTCGAGGCTTCTCACGCGCACATCGTGGGGAAAGACATGCTTGTCGTATTTCCATTTCCCCGCCCTGGCTTTTTCCTCCAGGACATTCGCATAGTGGGCTAATCCTTCTCCCGTGGCTTCGTAGTAATCGATTAGTCGTATCTCAGGCCCGTTTCTCTGGGCGAACCAGATTGCGGTGCTGTCCCCGATTCCCAGATCCCACCACGTTTCGACCAGCAATCCGGGGTCGTGTTGCACTTTCCCGATCCGTCGCTCTTGCTCTGCTTCCTCCAAAAGCCGCCCGTAATAGGCTCCCTGTACCGCTGCCGTGAAACTACACTCAAACTCCTGGGCGTACTGACTTTCAGACATTACCTTTTGGGCTGCATCCAGCTCGGTGGCAGAGACATACTCAGTCTCACTGGCCTTGTGGATTCGGACATACCAGTCATCATCGTTTTTGGCGGTTTCGTACAGTTCGAAGAATGCGTTATGGCCCATCGGAGTCCCGATAAATATCGCCCTGCCTTCTCTGTCCGCGAGTGCCGGCCTCACGACTTCCGGCCATAGTCGTGCGGACATCTGCGCGTATTCGTCCATCACGACCAGATCGAAGCCCTGACCTCGAAGGGTGTCCGGCGCATCGCCTCCGAATAGCTGTATTCTCGCCCCGTTGGGAAGGTCTGCACGCAGCTCCGCTTCGTTGAACTGGATCCCTGGTATTACCCGGCTGTAATGCTTCAGCATGTCCCAGGCTACAGACTTGGCCTGACGGTAGAGGGGAGCGATGTACGCGAGACGTGGGGCCGTGTGAGGGCAGAGAGCGGCATGTTTGATGAGTTCGTTGATGGCGAATACCGTTTTGCCGAAACGACGATGGCAAATGAGCAATCCGAAACGCTGTTTCCGGTTATGCGCCTCCGCCTGAAGTGGGCGGGGTCGGTATGGGATTTTAATTACCGGCACCTAACAAACCGCCAATAGGCTTATCATTTATTTTTCTAGGGTGACGTATCATTGATTCTCGGGTTAAAAAGTTTTTATTACGGCCTTTATTTGGTACAAACCCATGACGTTTATACCATTTTGTTAACTTGTTTTTATTTGCCCCAAAAGCTGTTGATGGAGTTAACCCGATTGGTACGCCTGCCGCATCTGCTTCTTCTAATATTTTTGTAAGTTCAGCGTCAGCTAACCCCTTCCCGCGCAACTCTAAAGGAGTTTCTATTTTTGATAATTCCCACATGTTGTCACGTTTTCTTAAATCTACTGATGGCTGCGCTATTGCCTCGTCATTGCGTTTCAGGACTTTGGCGCGTTTGGCTAAGTCATCGAATAGCACCATGTTGCGGGTGCCTTCTCCGGCTCCTCGGCTTCCTTGATCGTAGTATTTGATGCCGGGGATGCCGGCTTCGCTTAAGGCGGTCGAGGTGGCTTCGTTGCCTCTAGGATATCCGGCCCGCGAACCTGGCCCGCCGCTCGTTTTAATTCGCTCTGCCGACAAGCCCCTGTAAAAATCAGCGCCCGACAAATCCATATCCAGGCGAGCGGTTACAATCTTATTAAGTGCCGCAGCTTCTTTATTGATGGCCGAAATTTGCTCGTCTGTACCGCCGACAATGATATTAACGTAATCTTTTTCGATTTCATTCAGTCGCGCACGCGCTACAGTTTGTTTCTGCCTCATATTATCAATCGCGACCCGCACTTGCTCACTCTGCTCACTCAACGGCTTATCCCAATCCAGCATCTTGGCTATGTCTTCATCGGGGACATCTATTTCGTAGAAGTGACCGCTGCGCTTAACCTCCCCCTTAGTAACCATGTTAATGGCGTCTTTAACTTGTTCGTTTGATTTTTTCTGCGCTAGATTCTTGCTGTAACTTCTTTGTTTCAACACATTTTGCAAATGCTCTAACGCATTGTCACCATGTTCATCAACTGCTGTTTGCGCTATCCACTTAGCGTCAAACTCAGTTTCAATCGGTTGGCCTTGCATATGTCTTCCCACATAACTGCGGTCTGGAATATACATTTTTGCTGTGTCTGGATTCTCAGCTACATACAATCCATGCCCGAAAGCCTGAGCGCCTTCACCTGTGCCTATCTTGGTGGGATCTAATACGCCAAATTTATGCGGGGAGCCGTGGTAGGCCACCATTGCACTCGGGCTATCGCCGTAACGCACGATCTGATCTGCTTCGGGTACATCGTAATCAGCATAGAACGGATTAGCTGCCCGCTCTGCTGGTGACATGTCCATGCGGGCTTGTACTTGGCGGGCTTCAGCTTCGCCTGCGAGAGCGCGGTACATATCGTATGGATCTTTCGTTGACGCATCCCACATATCCATCTTTTGCGACATCACAGCATCGTAATCCGCCTCTAATGCTTTTATGCTTTTCGCCCGTGTCGCCATGTTGCCGCTGTAATCCGCACGCACCACATCTAACTCTTTCGCAATCCGGCTTAGTTCACTATTGAGAAAATTAACACGAGCCGCTGCCGCATCACGCGGCACAGTAAACATCTCAGGAGTCCCACCCCTAGCAAACCCCTCTGCCCCTTGTGTGGCATGTTGTAGTTCGTGCAGCCCAGTGGACTTAAACTCTAGTGGCGACGTACTACGACTTGCGCCTATCTCTATCCTTCCCTCACTCGGAATGTACCGCCCGCCTTGCCCCTGATAACCCATTATCTGAAGCAACCTTGCATCTGGGTTCATATCGTAAAATTCCGGGTGCTCAATAGCGTCTTCCGGCTTCCATAGCGCCCCTCGCGTTACTTTCGGCTCATCAACCCCTCGCGTCCGCGCCGCACTGTCGTCGATTTCAAACCTTAGCTTCCCATCCTTGCCACGAAACACCGGATAACCCAGTTCAGCCGTCGCCGCCCATATCTCGTCACGGCTACGCCCTGCACTCTCCATCTGCTCGGCAAGCTCCATCGCCTGTTGTGGTGCGGTATTGCCGACTCTTGCCAGTGCGGCTGCGCCTGCTTCTCCGCCAACCATTGCCTCATCGAGTAGCCCCTGACGCTGGAGAGCGGAGGCAAGCAGGACAGACGCTACATCCTCGGTTGATGTCGGGACGTAGTTTTTGCTTTTGAGCGCACGGCCCAGAAGTCCCGCACCAGTTGCCATGCCACCAACAATCGCTGCCCCCGGCAGAAAATCCATTGCATCGGTTGCAAGCCCTACTTTTGCTAAGTCTTTGTCGGTGATGTCATATCCGAGCGGTGAGAATAACGGCGTTTCTTCTGGTAGCTGCAACGTGGCTATATCTTCCTGCGTGTAACCTGACACTGGGCCACCTCCGGGCACCATCGATAAAATCATTCGGGCAGCAGGGTGTGATTCTGCGAACGGGTGATCAATGCCAAGCGTGTTTCTCGATTGCGTTGGTGCGCCCATTCTTTGCGGTTGCGAAATAAATTCTTTCATCAGGGCATTGAATCTCATGGGTACTTCCGAAGCACCTCGAAAGGCACGACGTTCGAGCATTCGTCTCATCGGCCCCACGACTCCGAGCGAATTGAAGCCTAGGGAGTTAGCATTCATCTTCTTCGTCCCATTTGAGCGTGATGAGTTCCGGCATTCCAGGCTCAGCATGCAGAGCTTGAGCGGCCTTTCCTTCGATTCGGTCGGCGATCAGGTGCATGGCCGGCAGCGCTTCTTTCGGATCTCCGTGAAGTGCAAACTGCACCAGTCTCTCGGTGACTCGATTCAGAGCTTCGCCTCTCGGCAGCCCCTTTTCCTCGTATTGCTTGACGGTGCGTCGCAACGCATACTTGAACTCGCGATCTTTGCCGCCCAGGTTGTTTTTATTCCCCAACGGCGCTCCGCCCTTGTTTCGTTTTTTTTCGTCCACTACTTAACTCAACCTTAAATTTTTGATCTCAAGACAAAAGGAAAATTAACTCATCATCGTCTTTCAATCGCTCTTTGAGGAGACTTTCCCATTCCTTGGAGCGGTCTTTTGATGCTCTCAGACGCTTCTCAAGGCGCTGTGCTGACCGTTCAGTCCTGACCCCTAGCTCATCATCCCCAAGGGCCGTTAACGTCTTAGAATCCGATTTTAGACGCTCTCGCGCCTCTTTCAATGCAGAGATTTCCTCCTTCGGGCTGCGGACGGTGACTCGCTTGCCGTTGATCGTTCGAATCCGGCGAGGATATTTCATTTTTTACGTTTCTTGCTTGGTTTGGCCTTGTATCCGGCGGCATACACAGCCCGACCCTGGCGTTCAGCAGCCGCCCTGGTCTTATAGACCTTTCCGGTCGAACCCCATCGATAGCCGCCTTTCACCTTATGAACCGGCATTTTTCTTCAGCGGAAACCGCTTTGAGGCCCGTTTTTCCAGGCCACCCAGCACTAGGGTTGCTGTCATAATGTACAGCAGGGCATCTCCGAGCGACGCCATTTTGATGACGATCCGCTCCAACCGTCTTCGGAATTTTGTTTGGAGGTCGATTTTCATTTTCCGTTCCTCGATTTTTCCTTCGATCCACTGGACGAACCAAACCAAAAGCTCATAACCGATGTCATTGATGACGTGAGGCTTCCGACAATGATTAACAAAACAGGCATCGTGCTGTCAGATGTCTCAACCTCACCGACCACGATCACATAAACCAGCGCCGCGTAAGCACATATAAACAACGTGCTTAACAGTAGCTGCGGGATCAGATTCCCGTTATTCATCAGTTGTTTCGTGTCGTTTGGCATTGTGTCTCTCGATGCAACCTTTGTAATGTACTGTCCTGCTGTGACTCTGACGCAACGCTTTCTCCATTACGACGCCGTTTTTCGCCAGATTTTTATAATCATCGCCGGTCAAAGCCATGTATCTCCTGTCCGCAATTCCAGCGACCGCGTGCCATTTCACCGGCTCCAGGATCCCTGGCACGTAAGCCGGAGGTGACTCGCAAGCCACTTCACTGAGCAAAAATCTCTTGAAGTAGTTGCTGTCGAGCGTGGAACACCCGTTCAGTAGCAACAGTGGCACGATCAGCAAAATCCTCTGGATCTGTTTGCAGTTCCGAATCCCAGTCCAGTTTTTGTAGTTCTTCAAAACTATTAAACTCAGACTCGATTGTTTCCATTCTGGCTTTGAGCGCCGCCAATTCTTCCAGTGCAACGCTATGTTGGTCGCTTTCAAAGCTGTCTCGCTCCATAAAAGCCTCTGCCGTCGCCTTGGTTCCGGCGGTTTCGATTACCGATTTCTTCCATTGAACATATGCGAGTCCTGCCGCTCCAGCAAGGGTTGTGAATAAAATGACCATCAAGGCTATTTTCTGAAGCCCGAACATCTAATAGCTCCATAGCCAAGGTCGCATGTTGTTTGTTTCTTCGGCGGTCAAATCGTCGAGATGGATGAATCGTCCAGATCCTTTTTGAGCTATCCCGATTCCAGAAAAATTCATGCTCATGGCGATCTCCAACAAGGCATGTGCATCGCCTCTGGAGGCCCCGAAATCTATCGCTTTGCCAGTGGTATGAGGGCCGCTGGCTCCCGTTGACGACACGTTGCTGTTGTGTTCCGGGCAACGGTATCCGCTGGTGACTCGCAGAGATTTGCCGTACCGCTCTCGCAAATCGTCTAGTCGCTGAATAAAATCAGCGTCCATCGGGCAAGCATAGTCACAATATTTCCCGCACCTGCATTGTAATTCCTCTTTACTGAAAAATTGTCCGTGATCAACAATCATAACGCTGCAAGTTTACTACCTTTTCTAAGCACTATCAGCCTCGCCAATTTCGTCGCCACTTCTTCGATCATTTCCTCATACTCAGTTCGAGTGATTTTTCTTGTTGTTTTGGACAAACGCCGCAATTCGCTTACTACATCTTCGCCATATTTATTCAGCATCCACGGATAATATTCGGCTCCGTTTCCTCCAAGATTGATGTTACAGCGATAACATTGGACGTGGATGTTTCTTAAATCCCATGCGGTTGCGTTGCCTTGAGCCTTCGCAATGAAGTGACCAGCCTGAGCCTCGTAGATCCAGTCCAATCTTGCCGAACACGTGACACAAAAACAGAAGCCATAGCTGTCGGCGGCAGACAATCTCACGTATTTTGATGTCAGCTCCCACAGTTTTTTTCTGAGCTGGGAAACTGTTTTCTTTTTCATTAATGTCTCATATTCGCATTCAGGCTGCGCCAAACGTCTATTCCCAGTTCCCATTGCCTACGTTTCAGGCTTAGCAGCATTTTCTGATACTCGGCTTCTCTCAGTTTCTCCAACGCCAATTTATAGAGCGCCGATGTCAAAGCAGCACGTTCCCGTTCGATGCTTGTTCCTGACGAAGGTGTGGCGATGGCCTTCTGAACTTTTATGTTTTCTTTAGCGGCCGAATACTCGGCCGTCGCCTGAGCCATCGCCTCATCGGTCTCACCGAGCTGCGTAAGCCATTTTTCCACATGACTTTCAGTTGGCAACGACACGCTTATACTCCTTTCTCAGTTCTTCCACTGCCTTGGGTCCGTACTTTTTTTCAATCAGGTGGGCCACGCTCTTCATTCGCGCTCGGTTCGGCTGCGAAAGCATCAAAGCCAGGCGGTCGTGAGGTTCTGAAAGATCATAAACTGGCATTGGTTTTCAGCTTTTGTATTAGGTTTGAGATGACCGCTTGCCCGGTCGTTTTTTGATCTACCGACAAGCGGTGGGGAAGCTGAGGCACGTAGGTGACATCAGGTTTCCTCTCCTTGCAGAGCTGCCGGAACTGGGGAAGTGTCGGCGGCCATTCTTCGTCTGAGTCAAGACACGCCACGAATCCTGTCTTAATTTGGTCAAGACTTAGATCGGCCAGGCCCATCGCCCAGGTGTCGTCCTGGTCAAATTCGCCGTAGGACGAAGTCCATTTGTGTCCGTAGAGTTGAGTCATTCGGTTCCAGAGTCGCTCAATCACTTTTTCCGGCTGCTGCACGCCCGGCAGCTCTCTTTTCTCCGGCGATCCTGACTCGGTCGACCGCGCTAAGACTTCTTGAATTTTCTCCATTGCCTCCTCCCTTTTTCAACGGAAACAGTCCGGTCCATCCAGACCGAATCGCTTGGTCAACGATCTCTTGCTGATCATCAAACGGTAGCCCTGCCAAAACTTGCCGATTCTTTTTCTCAGCTCCAGGCGTTAGCTTTCTATTGATTTCTTTTCGGTGATTAACGAAATCTCGCCACGCGTTTTCATTGATCTGCTTGCTGGATCTATATAGTGACGGTTCTATTGACGGTTCCTCTTTATATATGGTGGCAATGGTTGCCTCCTGGGACAGGCAATGGTTGCCTCCTGGGATTGGCACCAGAGTGCTATTTTTGCCTGTTGGCGAACAAAACGAAAGACGATAAACGCTTGCTGCTTGTTGTCCGGTTTTCCCTCGGCGCTTCTGCACCGCGATAAAATCGCCGTCTAAGCGCCGTAGAGCCGTTCTAACGGTTCTTTCGCTCAAAGAGGTGTCAACGCATAGGGTCTTGACCTTCGGCCAGCACAGGCCCGCAGAATCGGCGTAATTGGCTAGGGCCAAAAGCACCAGTTTCTCGGAGGGGTTCTTGACGGGGCATCCGAACGCCCACGAGATCGCCTGTACGCTCATTTAAGCCACCACGTAAGCGCCTGATTGCCGGAATCCTTGCATTTTCTCATACCGCCGCGCCGGACGAGACCCAAAGACTCTAGCTCGGGAAGTCGCTTGTGCGGCGTTTCGGCACAAGTCCGAATCGGAAGGTCTGGGTATCGCCGAAGCATGTGCCTCGACAGCTCGCCAGACGTCGCACCGGGATGTGCTTTGACGAGATCTAACACTTGCTGCCTCCGGCCCGATAATTTGTTTCGTGCTCCGATGTGCGAGCTGGCGGGATCTGTTTTTCTTGCCAGCCGATAAGCCGAGATCGCCTGTGCGCTCATTGTTCTTTTTCCTCTCTTTTGGATGAAAAGCGTCGCCCATTTGCTCGATTCGGCTGCGAAAGCAATTGCCGCGTCCAGTGCCTTTTGGTGAGTGCGCTTCGATTCCAGTTCCAGCAACCGCTGGCGCTCAAGCGCAATCTGGTTTTTTTTCGTTCTGGCGGGACTGATCATTGATGGACACGGCCGATGGCCATGCCTATTTGGGTTGCGATCTGCGGGACGAGCGCGTTGCCCAGGGCACGGAGCTGAGCCACTCGAGCGGGAACCCCATGAGCCACGCGACCCACGTTGGGTTCAGTGAGCCACTGGTGTTTGAAACCACTTGACTCAACATGAGCTGTTTCCCTTTTTCGATTCTCCTCTTGATCGCGCCATTCGACAAATTCCCACGATCCCTGTTGCCCGACGCTTGTGGAGTGGGCCACATCTTTACGGATGTTTCCAGATCGATGCCACGCCTCTCGCCGCTGTCTCTCCGACGCACGCTCGATTCGTTCATTACTAGATCCAATGCGTTCGGCCCCCTCTGACTTCCTCTCGGTGTCGGCCACAAAGTCGAACCCCAGCTGCCAGCGTCCCTCGTCACCATCGATGGGGACATCTGGTTCGCTTGGGCTGTGGGCGTGTGCAACAATCCAGAGCCGTTGCCGTTGGTGCGGTGCGCCGACCGCGCAAGCTGGAATATTAAACGTCCTCGTGGCGTAGCCTTCGCTTTCCAGGTCAGAGAGAACTCGGTCCAGGCCCAGCTGGACGAGTCCAACAACGTTTTCTCCAACAACCCAAGTGGGCCGGCATTCCCTGACAAGCCTAAACATTTCCGGCCAGAGATCGCGGGGGTCACTTTGGGCGCGTTGCTGGCCGGCCTGGGAGTAGGGCTGGCAGGGGAATCCTCCCACAATAACATCTGGGTGGGGTTCTGGGAGGTCTCTTCCTTTGACATCGTATATGTCTCCTAGCACCGGCACATGTGGCCAGTGGTGTTTGAGTACAGCCTGACAGTACGGCTCATTCTCGACGAAGCACGTTGTTTTGAAAAGACCTGTTTCTTCAAAACCCAAGGCAAAGCCGCCAATGCCAGCGAATAAATCAAGCGTGGTGAGCATCTATCTGTTTTCAGCGACTAGCTTTGCCAGAAGATTTTGTTTGAGGCGATCCAAAAGTGAAAGGATGCTGTCCCAGGCTTCTTTTCGAGTGCTCTTCATGTCAGTTTTGATGAGCACCATGTTATTTTCAACATCCTCAATGATGGCGTACCATTTGGTAACATCAGTGTAGGTAAAGTTCTCAACAATTCTCAGTTCTAATTTCATCTCTCAACTCCAGGTTTTCAACGGGTGCCGATAGGCCACACAAAAAGCATGCTCGTCGTCATCATGCCCTTCAGGCCGAGTACAAAAGCAGGGTGAATTCGGATCCTGATGCTCGCATACAGCAATATCCGTATCCTCGTCCACCGACTCAGGATTGCAAAATTCGCAACCCCAAGCCTCCGGTGGATCTAATGGTCGTTCAACATTCATGGCTCGCTCCCAGGTAGTGGTTCTCTCATTGGGGGTGGCTCGCTCATAGAGCCTGGTTCTCTCGACGACTTTGGCTCGCTCACGCCTCGTGGTTCTCTCTGCATTCGATGGCTCGCTCATTCGCGATGGTTCTCTCCAAATTATTGGCTCACTCACCCATTTTAGTTCTCTCCCGTTCGATGGCTTGCTCCTGCGTGATGGTTCTCTCGACCTCCCTGGCTCGCTCATTTCGTTTGGTTCTCTCTTCTTTCGTGGCTCGCTCCCGTGAATTGTTTCTATCACGTATTTTGGCTCGCTCGCCCGCGCTGGTTCTCTCAGCCTTAGTGGCTCGCTCCTGCGTGATGGTTCTCTCGACCTTAGTGGCTCGCTCACTTTCATTGGTTCTCTCTTTTTCTGTGGCTCGCTCTCTTGCAGTGGTTCTCTCCCCTCGACTGGCTCGCTCTTGTCA